TGCCTTTAATAGTTTGGCAGCAGGATAACAAATCTATACTTGCTATTACTGAAGATGTATTCAAGATTACAGAAGTAGAACTACAAGCTATAAGATATAAAAATATATTAATACACAAACTTGATGATCTACTACAGAATACAACTAATCCTTATTGGTTTAATTCTTAAGATAATTTGTTAGCAAGTTTCTTTGCATCTTAAAAAACTTAGCAAGTAATTTTTTCTCTTGTAGTATACTACCTGAGTTATAAAGAACAGAACTATTTTCTATACCAGGAGATAGTTTTCTTGCAGCTAATTGTCCTGAACATGGATTAGTAAATACTGATTTAGGGACGCTAGTAGTTCCAGTCAGAGAACTAGTCCCAGAAACTCTAACTGTAGTTTTTGATCCAGTCTTTTTACATTTAGCTCCAATAGCTACAGAGCCTGCTGCTGTGGTCACTTCATAATCATAATCCTTCCCCATCTTAGCAGCAGCTAAATCCCGGAATGGAGCGACTGCTAAATTATTATGATCTACTATGTAGTGATGCTGTTTATCCTTTAAATCCATAGAGTGGATTGGCTGATCTTCGTCAACTGACGCAACCATGGATAAAACTACAGCCAGCCCTCTTCTTTGATCAACTTTACCACTCTTAATTATTTTATTTGCTGATTCTGCTAGCTTCTTTCTCTTTATAGAAGCTGCTAAAGACTTTTTAATATCCTCAATAGCTCTTTGCTTTTCTGCCTTACCTTTTGCGCTCTTGGGATCTTTAGCGAATTGATCTCTTAATTTCTTCGCTAAGATATAAGTCTCATCTTGACGTAGCTTAAGACCTCCAACATTTTGTAAGCCTAACTCAGATAAGATTTCATCAGTAGTTATTATTCCGGTGCTTTCTTTCTTACCCTTAACTGTTACAGTTTCTTTAATATTATCTACTGCGTCATCAATTTTATCTAACTCACCTAGAAGCTTTTGAGCAGCCAAAGCTGCTGCGTCTGTTTCTTTGCCTCTAGGAATACCTAGAGCGTCGGAAGTGTTTTGGAACCATTTACTCTTCTTGTAGTCTTTCACATCTTCTTGAATACTAGCAAAGGCGGAAGAGCCTGCATTAATTGCGTTATTATCACCTGAGCTAGTTTTCAGACCTTCCGGCACTACATAAACTTCTTTGTCAGGATCATGCTTCTTTCCTGGACCAAGTAACCCAGCTTTCTTTAGCTTCTTTTTGTATTCTGGGTTAGCGTCGAGTAATTCTCCCAACTTCTTCTTCTGCAATTTTTTAGGATCTAATTGAGCCAATTTCGCTGAGTTCTGTGCATCTTGCAGATTATCGTAAACAAGCAAAGTGTCTGCTCTTTTTCCTTTGCCTACGACACTACCTACCTGAAATACGTAATCAGGTTCTCTGCCTTCCCAAGCAACTTCAATACGACTTGTTAGGACCATCGCAGCTCTGATTGATTTCTCACAACTAATATGTTGATTAACTAGCTGTTGCATCTTTGATGCGTCCTCTTCCATAACAGCATTTGAGGTATTTTTATACTTGTCAATTCTTCTATCAATCTCTTCTAAAGTATCACACAAATCAATTAAATCTTTCTTCTCATCCTCCAGTAATTTTTCATAAGCTTCTTTTTCTTCAGGAGTTTTAGCATTACCTAAATCAGATAAAATTACTTGGATGCGCTGCCATCTTTCTGCTAAAGTTCCTACAGCGCCGTTCTTAGCTGATCCCTGTTCAGTTGCTGATCTCTTAATCGGAACTACATCTAACTTAATACCAAATTTGTCTTGCACATGAAACAAAGAATCATAGAAAGCTCCACCACGTTCTTTAAATACAATGTTTTCTGCCGGACTAACTCCCATGATAATCACTCTCTTATCATCAGTTACTTTAACTAACGTTTTAAGTTCTTCGATATCTTCTTCAGAGGGGTCAGACATATTAAAAATTTCTACAGCTCTCCCAAAGTTTTCTCTAGCTGCTTCTCTGTTTGTTTGTGATACACTCTGTTCTGTAGAGCATGGGTCTTCTTTACTACATTCTCCTGAGAGGAGAGACTGAAGATTATTAGGATTAAAAGAAGTATCCCCTAAATTTTCAATTAGATAACCAATTGAGTCAGGGTTCTTTGAAGTAATATTAATTTTTGTTTGGTTTTCGTCTCTAAGAAAAACTCTCGTAAGTTTGCCTTGAAATACCGGAGGCAATTGTTTCTCCATTTTTGCTATAACTTTTTCCAATGCTTTCTTAGCCTTACAAGCATCTTTGTTTCCTTTAGCTAGTTTGTCGTAGTATTCGTCTGAAAAGTCTGACAGATTAGATTGAATCACTTTAGCAGCAGCATTTCTTTCTGACTGAGTAGCATTGTTTAAATCAGGTTGCTTCTTTAATTGTTTTGAAGTAACGTTTCTACTAAAGTCGTAAACTTTACCCAAGTTCATATTAGATCTACATTTAGCGGCTGGGTCTTCAAATAACGTTTCTAAAAAAGAGTTCAGTCCTGAGTCTGTTTTTTCTTTGCGCCTAACTTTTTCTTGCTCATCTGCTTGTATTGCTGCGTCTTCGGGACTTAACTGCGGCTGTTGTGGTTGTTGCTCTCCTCCTGCTTGTCCACCTTCTGGTGGGGAGGCTAAACCAAATATTGCTGCAATAGTTCCTTTCATATCTGATCCCTTAGCCGTGAGACCTTGATTGTTTACGGAAAAAGGTCTACCCCCTTTAGATGGTGAAATTGACAAATTACCATCACTCTTTTTTGTAAACCTCACGTCCCCGTAATTGGTAGATTGAAATGGAGTTACAGGCTCCTTATTGTTTTTTTGCGCTTCTTGCCTATCTGCTTCTTGTTGCGCCATCTGCATTGGGTCTTGTCCTTGCTCATCTAGACGTGACGTGCAGCACCGACGACTATGATAATGGTTGATAATGTCTAGAAAGTAGTTCATGATACAAAAAAAACCCGCCTATAGTATTTATAGGCGGGTTTGAATTGGTCTAATCAAAAATTATGCTGTAGCAATATTTTTGAAGTCCATGAAGTCATAACGGAAAGAAACTTCAATGGTGTGGAAATCATTGGTGCCGTAATTTACTTCGGCAGGCTTCCAAGATTTGGGGTATACACCGTAGTATTCCAAGACTGCATGAGGGTTCTTTGCGTTGTCAAGATACACGATCTCTAGTCTGTTAGCCTTGAAGTGTGGCGTGTTAGTGCCACCTGGACGGCTGAACGTAGCTAAAGTGCCTGTAGTTGGGTCATAGACAGACTTAAACCAATCCCATAGGGTTGGAGCCGTCTCTCTTAGGTAGAGATGGTCAAACGTGATTGAAAGCTCATCAGGAGAAGCTTTACCAGGATAGAAGACCTTATCGTTTAGTCTTTCTACAGTAATGTCCTCAACACTAAAGCCTGCACCTGCGACTTGCTTGGCAGCTAGAGTTAAATCTACGCCTTCTGCAACTCGGTTTGATGGTAAGCCATAGAAGTGAACTTCAAACTGGTAAGCTCTTACTGAATCAAGCTCCGTAGAGATTACAGGCAAACCTTGGCCTGGAACGAATTCTCTACCATAAAGTGTTCTAAAATATGATTCTGCCATTTTTATTCTCCGTTATTATCCTGAAATTTTGGCGGACTGTGAGGTGATGTTTAGCTCGAAGATAACAGCCTCAGCAGCTTTCGTTGGCTTGATAAGAATCTTACACCAAACTTCATTTCTATCAATCCTTACAGGAGTATTTACTGTAGCATCACAAACTACTCTAAATTCTGTGATACCTCTACGACGCTTGATATCATCGAGTAAGGGGTTTACAGTTTCTTCGATCTGTGACCACAGGATTGCATCGTTAGGTTCGAATGCAAAGCGTTGTGTTGACAGAAGCAGAACCTTGCGAATGTAGATCATCAGCATTCGAACGTTGATTCTGTCGAGAGCCGTTGGGCTTCTTTGAGCAGTTCTTTGTCCGAAGATTGTGATTCCCTGTTGTGGGAAGTTAACGATCGGGTTGATTACGTTACCACCACTATACATTGAATCTCTGTCACCTTGGTTAAGAGGAACTTCAGTTCTTGAAGGCTTCGTTAGGCGGCCTCGAACGAAACCAGCAGGAGCGAACCATAGTTCTGCGACACCGGCAGTGTAAGCGATCTGACGAGCGCCATAGACTGCTGGATCAATCCACTTGTCTTCCCCGAGAGTTGGGATGAAGGTCTGAACCCAAGGCCAGTAGATAGCTGCGTATGAGGAGTTGATTGCAGCAGTTCTGGTTTCGGAGAGACCGTTTGACCAATCAATAGCTTCTTGAGGAGTGTCGATTGCTCCGTAAGGAGGTGCAACACAAGCGATGAAGTTTTGGCTTTGCTCTGCTAGAGTGACTAAAGCATTTTGGATAGATTGATCGTTTAGACCTGGGATCACTGCAACAGTGAGATTCAGGAGGTCATCATCCAGAGCATAGATACCTGTCTTGTCGGCTGAGTTACCTACGACCCATTCTGCATAGTTACTGGTTGGGGCTCCGCTATCTCCGTTTGCGAGGGAGTAAGAACCTTGAACCAGCTTAATGAATCTTGGGTTAGTATCTGCCGTTAAGGTAGTATTAGTTGTTGCAGAGACGCCTGTAGCAGTAATTAAATCAGTTATTTGTGATGCGAAACCAGGAAGTTTTTCCTCGCTTGTAGTTTCGTTTGCGCCTTCGTAAAGCTTACCCTTAATTACTTCTGATAGGTTATCGGAAATGTCTGTGCCGACAACATCGTCAATGAAGGTTTGGTTGTTAAGGAAAGAAACCTTAAATGATTCTTTCGTAGCTCCATTCTCGTTTACCGTTAGGAAGAACTTAGGACCACCAATCCCATC